CAGTATTTTTATCATCATCACCGCCACCTTCTTTAACTTCGGTGACAGGAACTTCTGGATCGTCAACTTCTGGCTGTCCTCCATCTTTTGCTTCATTCGATACATTATCTATTTCATTTTGAATTTGCGCTTCTTCAAATCTTTTTCTTTGTACTGTATCTGTTTCGAGTATCATTTCACTTGGATCTTTACCAAGAAAATCAGAGAATTGAGTGGTATCAACATTAAGATTTTCCAAAAGACCAGTTATAGTATCCTTCGCACCTTTGAACATACTTTGGTCTGGATCGTTTAAATCAGATACCATAGCTCTGAAAGCAGGTTCTGTTCTGCCACCACGTCTTATAAACGCATCAGGATCGCCATCATATTTTTCTGCTCTAAACATATCTCCGATAGTTTCGCTACCAAAAAAATCTGCTAATTTTTCTATTCCTTCCCTAGCTTCTTCTGCTCCAACACCTGCAGTTATTCTTGCAAGAGAACGCAAGTTAAATGGCATACTGGCTTGTTTTTCTTTTTCTAAAGATCCAATACCAAATTTACGTTGATCTGTAAATTCACCAGGTTCACCTACAATTAAATCTGAATATCCAGGTAAATTTCTATTAAGATAAGAAACAACTTCTTGCTGAAGATTACTACCTAGTTTTGCATTTGGAGCGTTCAAAAGTGCAAGAACTTTTTCTGCACTTACTTCACCTTGTCTAATGTTTGAAATAAGACCAGACATATCAACACTAGTGCCATCATCAAATTGAACAGAATTAGGGTCTATTCTCCTTATATCGTCCATCGTTCCTGTTGGAGGCATCCTTTGTGCATCTACTGGAAACAGTTCTCTTGCTTCTCGCATTTTATCCAAAACAGTTGCTGTTTCAATTGCAGGAAACTCACCTTTTACAAGTTCTGTTACTTCTGCTGGAGCGTATCCTTGAGCAGTATAGTATTGGATAAGTCTGTCTACATTTACAACTTCATCGCCATTTGCAAACATTTGTCTTTGAAATACATTCATAATTATGCCGTTGGATAACCACCTGCTCCACCACCCATTCTTCCACCGTAAGGACTAGGATTAGCAAAGTTAGCGTATGTGCTAAACATCGATCCGATACCTGCTGCTGTAGGGTCTGCTGGTATTCCGTATGTTGGTGCTACTTGAGTCATTCCTGATTCGTAACTTGGTAAGAAACCTTTAACAAATGTCGCGGCAGTCGCTGGTGCAAATCTATCTGCGGTCTGGGCTGCAAATTCTCTGCCAAGTCCTGTTTCTTTGACACCTCTAGCAAGTCCACCTAGTCTTGCTATTTCTGCTCGTTGTTTCTCTCCGAGTGTAACAGCTTCTCTACCTAAACCTCCAAGTGATGCACCTAATCCAGCTATACCTCTACCTGCACCAGCAAGCGTAGATCCAAATCTTTCTTGCGCACCTCTTTCTCTACCAAACTCACCCATCGCTGCGCCTCTGGCATCTCTGAATCCACCAGAACGTATGCCTGCTAACGCTTCACCAAGCCCTCTGCCGAGTGCTGCTCTTCTTTCGTCTGCTGTTAATCTTGCTCTTGATCCAAATGCTGACTCGCCACCAGTTCGTATATCTCTAGCACGTTGTCCTACATCTGCTATTTCACCAGCTTTAAATACATCATCTATTGTTCTTTGTACTACTTGGTCTTCATATGGGTTGAAGTATTCTTCAATCATCGTTGATGGATCAAACTGCATATCAGCAGCTTGTCTAGCAACACCAGTAGCGTCTCTAGTCAAACCTATACCTTCTAGTATTGCTCTTTGGTTTGCATCTAAAAATGGTTGAAATGAACCAACACCACCGTAAGCACCACGCATCGCTTCCATTTCTAATGGCGATAGACCTGCTGTTTGTTGAACAGGAGTGGGTGAACCATATACTCTGTTTGCTGCATCTATTGCTTGAGATATAATCCCAGGTGTATCTGGAGAACCAAAATACGCTTCTCTAACGAAAGGATCAGATAAAATTTCTTTTCTTTCAACACCAAGCATTACAGGGTTCATTCCAACTGGTACTTCTGACATTGCCATTAAATTTCCTCGAATATATTCATTAACTCGCGCATGTTAGCTACACCGCGTTCTCTGTCTGGGTTATCTGTTTTTACTAGAGTAATCCCTGAATCTGATTTTGATAGATCAAATGCACCTGCTCCTTTAGTTGCTTTTGCAGTCATCACATATTCACCATCGCTTAACATCGCTGGTATATCATCTGATGTGCCAGTTCCAGGGCCTGCTGATTCTCCACCATCTCTCATATCAAGTTCGGCTATACCGCCTTGATTAAAATATTGTCTATTAATTTCTCCACCACCAGCTACATTCAGGACTGATGGTTTTGGAGCTAGTCCAAATTCTGCTCTTGTACCGCCAGTTCCCATATTGCTTGCTAGTTGGTATCTACCTAGTGAATCCATCATCACTTGAGGTGTTGCAGCTATACCTTTTTCTCTTTTTTTGTAATCATCATATACAGCTTTTCCAAGTATACCCATCGCAGCTAAACCACCTGCCCCACCTGGAAACTTATCAAATACACTTCCTTCACCATACTTTTCTTTTAAATCTTCTAATCCACCGAAACCAAAATAATCACCAATATTTTTTATAAACTCTGGTGTCCCTCCAGTTTTAGCAGGTTTTTTTAGCTGATCTATCTTTTCTTCAGCTTCTCTGATTTTCGCATACTTTTCTTCTGCTCCACCTGGATCACCCATACTAATATCAAACTCTGCGCCTTTCCTATATTCTAGTATATCTGCCAATAAATCTTCTATTGTCATCTGAGGTACACCCTCAGTAAAAGGAGGTGGAGTTTTTGGAGTCCCATATTCTTGAGTGGCGTAAGTGCCTAATCCTGAAAGTAATACTTCTTTATCAGAACCGCCTGCAGCTTTAGTTATTGCTGCATTTATAATTGCGTCTTTTGCTGCTTCGTTCTTAAAAACAGATGTTATTGCGTTTGTAATAAATTCTATTGCCATTTTTTGACTGCCTACATAATATTATTAGGAATATCACACATTTATAGAAATATTTCCATTAGTTTTGACAGAAACACTCCCTAATGATGTTTGCAGTTCATATCCTTTTGGATTAGCTGGAGTATGAAGCTGTATCCATTTGTTGCCTGTATATACTTGCAACACGCCAATAGATGTATTCCATATTACATCACCTTGTTTAAAAGCTAAAGTGCTTATTTGTTGATCGTTAAATTGCGGTGTTGTATTTGGATCAAAACTACCTAAATTAATTTCTAATATTCTGACTAATCTATTGAATATTTCTCTTCTTGCAAATTCATTTGATTCTACAGGCAATCTGGTTTCAAGTAATCTAGCCATTATCTCCTACCATCTGGCTTGACGTTGTATCTGGTTGATCCTAATCTCCATCCAATAGAAACATTTCCACTATTAGATTGATCGTCATTAGATTCAACACGCAAGACAGCTTGACGACCTCTTGCTCTAATATCTTTCTTTTGCGTAGATGAACTAATTTCTGAAGTTGCTTCTGTAGCTAAAGAATCACCAGGGAAGTTTCTTACTTTGGTGACTATATTAATAGTTCCTGCGTTTTGGTCTTGTAGAAATTTTATATCAGGTATTACAGAAGATATAGAAGTAAATGTATCGCCATCACCTAATTCAAAGTCACTAGATTCGACAAAAACGCCTGTCATCGCGCTACCATCGTCATCAAAACCTATTTCATGTTGAAATATGTAATTACTGCTTGCAGCTTGAGGATAGCTGACAACACCAGAGTCTAGCCAAGCAGTCCTAGATAAATTACCGTAATACCAGATTTTTTCTTGCGTATTATAAATTACATATCTATCTATCTCTGTACTGGATGATGATGGATAAAACCACCCCACTTCATTATGTTCAAGATTGGTAAAAGCATGTATTTTATATGCTTGCCCATCGTTTATATCTGAAAATACATAATTCTTTACAGAACAAGGCAATTTTTGAACTGAACCGTTATAGACGTAGAAAGCACCATAACTCATAAAATATACGCCACTCTCATCAACGACAGCAGCTTTGGGGCCAATTAATCCACTAGCTTCATTTATTAAATTCAATGCAAAAGTAAATGGTGGCCCAACAAATTGCATACTATATACAGATGTATCTGTAAATATAACAATCTCTTGCCTTGATTTAACGCCACCTACTATCTGAGAACCGCTTGATAATCTTACAGAGCCTGCGCTGTTTGTAATTAATGGTTCAAATTCCAGTTCGTTTTCTTGGTCTGAGAAAGCGACTAACATAGGATCTAACACCTCAGACCTAGTACTACCTTCTATGGGATCTGCTCCTAATACAATTAAATGTCTGTCTACTTCAGATGCAAGTACTTGTAATCCTACAGTTGGAACTAAATTTGCACCAGATGTGGAGGCAAGTTCAACGGCTCTGGTTGATGTTCCGTTGTTTTCTACCCATCTGTATATACCGCCTCCTCTAGGATTGATGATTAAGTTCTCACCAAAATTATCATGCGTCCATAATCTTAGTTGTCCGTTAGCCGATAGTGCGCTTGTTGATCCGAATGTTCCAGAACCCCAAGTTCCAGAACCCCAGCCAGCAGATGTCAAATATACATCAAGACCAATATTTATTTGATAACTTCCATCAACTCCACTACCACCATTTCCAGAGTCACTTGCATTTGCTGTAACCGTTACGCCACTAGTGTCTTTGGCTACAAAAGTGTATGTGTTTGCAGTAGGAACAGTTGCTATTTCATATTCTTGATTTAAAACAGTAGCAGTAATATTACCGCCAAGACTAACTGCACCTGAAATAGTAACAAAATCACCTATTACAGCACCATGAGATGAATCAGTAGCAGTAATTGTAGAACTACCATTTGTTGCAGAAAATGTAATACTGTTGGTTGAAGTCTTACGGATTGGTGTGATGTCGTTATAGTTATCGCCATCTTTTATATAATATTTAACAGTAGTGCCTATACCAAGATATAAATTACTGCCAAGACTTAACCAATTGTGTAAGGCTCTTGCGTTACCTAAAAATGTTTGACTTGAAAGTTTTTCCCAACCACCAAACTTCTCTACTCTACCATCCCTAAATCTGACGAGGTTGCAATCAAACCAACCCCCTCCGTTATCGTAAGCAGTACCTTCTCTATATATTCCAGGTTTAAATTTTACTTTTGTAAATGGCATCTATACGTTTTCCCATTCTTTTCCTTCAAACAAAAGAGCTTCAGCTTCTCTTCGTCTGATTAAACCATCAAGCACCTTACCGCCTGCTTTGTTCCAACGTTTAATTTGCGCTGGAACTTCATCATACTCTGAATTATTTAATTTTTTCAATAAAGTTGAAGAAGATAAGTTTGTACTGCCTAAATTGAACACCCAAGATACCATCGAGTCAAACTGGTTTTGCTTCAACGGCACTTTAACCATATCGTTGATGTAACCCTCATATTCGTGCATTTCTTCTTTTAGAATTGACTCTGCTTCTTCTTTGGTTATTTCCATATCTTCGGTTACACCTTTTGTTGTGCCGTAACCAATCGTCAAAACATTTGCAGCACATCTATAGGCTTTGAGTTCGCAACCCTCGAACTTCTTTATAAGTGACAATCCTTCTTCAGATATGTGCATTTAGTAATCTCCCCATACTTTTACTTTCTTACCACCGTGATATTCTACTGCATGTCCTTCTTTAATCAACATTTGACAAATATCTTCACCATCTTCTGTATAAGGAATACCGAGTATGCGGCCGTACTTGCCTTTGCCGAGCGATCTAATTTTGAATGATCCCACGCAAAGCTCTTTCAATCGCTCTTTTGCAGCCAATCCTAGTTTCTTTTCAGCTAAATCTCTAGTACGTGATTCGGGGGTATCAATTCCGTGAAGTCTAACGCGCTGTTTATGAAGTTTTACATCAAACCCTAGGTCTAGTATGCAATCGAATGTATCGCCATCTACAACGCGATCTAGCGTTGCTCTGTATACAAAAGCATCTGGAGATTTACTCATTATCATTTTCCTCATTTTTGGTTGGATCGTTATCTCTATAATATTCGATTATAGTAAGTGATTGCCTTATATATCTTTTTATATCAGCAATGTTGTTTGATAAATTTTCATACCCCTGGGAACTTAAACTGTAATATGCTACAGCAGGTGCGTCACCTTTGTCGTAATCTTCGATGTAAGTTCTCATCGTTTCTGGATTAAGTACCTTCCATTTTATTTCTGATGGACTCAAAACTTCAGGTAGTGGAGGATGATATATAGGTGCTGGTTCTTGGACAGTAAGTATCTCTACTTGTTTTGTTTCTGGAACTTTATCAAATAAGTTGCCGTAAGTTGAACAACCAGATAAAAATAAAATACTAATTAATAATAACTTCTTCATCAAATTGTCCTGGATTAGTAAGTTCTATAAGTTCAGAGTTTAACTTTTTTGTACCTCGGTTGACTATTCCTTCCATCAATCCAGGTTTCGCAATAGCAAGATTGTTTAAGTCATGTCTTGCAAATGTATTTCTAAGTTTTTTTACTTCTTCGTTTGCTTTATTGCTAGTTTCTGTAAGTT